GCATCTGCAGGAACCACAACATTAAACGGATCTACAGGTGGCAGTGATCTTGGATTGACCACTAGTATTGGTGCTGTAGAACCCGGTGATCAGTTTGCTGTAAATCCTGGAGATATTTTAAGTGTTCCTTTATCATTCTCTGGTGTAGATAGTGCAACTTTCTATCTAAGCGGTATCAATAATGGAACTTTCTATGATGCAGGAAATTTAATTGCTGGCAACAAATTATATCTTCAGGAAGAAGTTAGTGAATACGTTTATGCAAATTATGCTCTTCAATCTAGCGATAAAGCAAAATGCTATCGTGATCTTGGATTTTTAATTGATAATATTGTATATCACTTAAAATTTGGTGGTAATGAAAGGGTGGTTAATTTTGCTCAACTTTATTATACTAATAGAGGATATCCTTATGGTGAAGAGTTAACATATATCAACAGATCTTCCACAGAAACCGCAGCTGCTATTGCTGCATGGGATCAATTGGCGATTCTGATGAATTCTGCAATGAGAAATACTCTTGGTGCTGGAACATATACTAGTATTACACCTTTTGTAGATGCAACTGTTGCTGCAGATACTCAGTTCCCGTATTGCCAAGAAGTTGAATCATCGATCAATACATTCGTTAGTATCGTAAAAGATATTATTGCTAATGGATCTGGTGTTGTAGAGTCTATCAAGCAGAATGAAAATAAATCTGGATATTGGTCCGTGACTCCAACATATTCAAATTACAATATTATTGGAGACCCACTGTTAACTGCCGAAGAATGCAATGATGTTATATCGTCTGTAAATTCTTTATATGAAAATTTAGATGATGTATTAAATTCTACTCCTGTAGATAAAACACTTCCTGATTATGTTGATGGTGAAACAAAAGAATTTGAAATGTACTGGGACGATGGGTCCGCAGTATCCACAGAAAAAGATGAAAATCTTTTAATTACAATTAATGCTGTTTTACAAGAAACCAAGTATAATGCAAATTATCCTGGCGATGACTCTTATTACATTGATAAAACTGTTGTTCCAAATAAGTTAGTATTTGATGTAGCACCAATTTGGGATCAATATGAAGGTGCTAAAACCCTTGGAGAACCTACAGCAGTAGAAAAAATTATCGGTATTGGTATTGGTAATTATAAAAGACTCACTATTGATTCCAATTTAATTGATAATATAAGGAGTGGTCCTTTCTTAATTTTAGATTTGGAAGATCTTACGGTTTTAAATATCGAAGAACCTGATTATCTTCTAGTATTTGTCGATGGAGTATTACAGAAAGAAGGTATTTCTTATACTGTATCTGGACCAAATATTTTCTTTGAATTTTCTGTTACAGAACAAATGAAAGTTGACATGCGATATCTTTATGGTAGAGATGTCGGTCAAATTCTAAATCTATATGATTACAATGTAGATCAATATTATGCAAACTCTGTAGTAGTATTAGAAACTACAAGTGGTCTTCCTGCTTTTGAATTAAGAGCATGGATGGGCAATCAAGGCGGATCTCCTATTCAAGCGTTCCAAATTAAACCAGACGGTACTTATAATATTATTGGTCAGATTGTTTCTCCACGTAGTAATGGATCTACACTAACATTTGAATGTTTTGGATACAAAGCAGAATTGATTGAAAATATTCCAATGACATTTGCTGTTAAGGGAAGATATACGTTAAACACTGATGTTTCATTTACAATTGCTGGAAGTAGCATAACGTATGAAAAAAATGAAGATAACAATCTTTTACTAAGGGGTGTTGATCAGAACTGGCGTGGAACTTATTGGAGAAAAACTTTCAAAAATCCATTTGTTAGTCTTTCTAACGGATCTTCAATTCGAGTAGAAGGAGAATCAAATTTTAGAAAGATTAAGGAACTTCCATCTGTTCTAACAAGTAAGGAGCAAAGACCACAAGAACAAGTTTCAGATTCTTTCTATGGTCAAGTTAATATCGGACCATATAGTGGTATCACTAGAGGCGAAGGTCTTAGTATTGTTGCTAAAATTGAAAATGGTATTGTTGTAGATTTGAATTGGAATCAACGTAGTTATGATCCTATTACACAACCGACTGCATATCAATACTATACACCACCTGTAATTAATTTCTTATCAGAAGATGGCAATGGTGGTGGTGCAAGAGCACAAGTAATTGTCAGTAAAGGTCAGGTTATTAGTGTAGAACTACTTAACGGTGGATCTGGATATACAAAAGCACCAAAAGTTATTGTTGCTAGAAGATATGATGTAATAGAAGATAGTGATATTGGTGTCTCTTTAATTGATGTCAAATTAAACTTAAAGCAGTCTTTAGGATTAAATGTAATTTCTACTGTATCTGTTGTTGGTAATCAAGCAATTGATGTAACATCTATTACTTCAACATTAATTGATAGTCCTGTTAATATTGACAGAGTTATTACTGCTGAAATATATCCTGCTGCACTAGAAGTTAGTACAGAATTGAGTGGAGGATTGGATGAGATTTTAACTCAGCAACACAGAGAAGAGCAAGTAGCACCTATTGATACGTTCTATGGTGGAACACAAATTAATATTAGAATTAACAACAAAATTGTTGATATTGAATCTTCTTCTACATTCACCACATCTGCAACTAGGGAGATTACTAGTAAGTTTACAACTATTGTCGAAAATAATTACATCAGTAATGTTAACTACTTTGCTTCTGGATCTTTCCTACAAGCACCTCTATCTCCAACAGATACTATTATCTACGTTGCTGATACAAGCAAGTTTGATTCCAATGGATACTTGCTGGTTGGAGGAGAAATTGTTCGTTATCTACGCAAGTTAAATGATCGTTTCTTAATGGTCGAACGTGGTGTTGACAATACAAATGCACAGTCTTGGAATCCTGGCACATTTATCAGACAAGTTCCTGATCCAGTATCTGTCGCTTCTGCTGCTATTGCTATTGTTGAATCTCAGTCTCAACTTGTTACAATTAATGCCGCTTCCGGAATTACTAGTGCTGGACAATCACAGAAACAGATAATCACACCACTTGCTGATGTTAAGACCACCACGAAGCAAATTATTGCGAAAATCCAACCACAACTTAATGTTGAATCTGTTTCTAGTGTTAATACTTTTGTAGTTTATAAATTAGAACCAACGTTTAATATTGTATCTTCTTTTACAACTACTTCAGATGTAGAGGTTGTTAACACATTACAATCGGTTCAAACTCAACTTGATATTCAAAAAGCAGCAACTGAGGTACTTCTAACCCCACCTCCTAGTGGTGTTATTGATGGATATCAAGAGAGTGCTTTTATTGATGATCCAATTAATACTAGATTAAATGGGTTTGTAGATTTACTTGATGATTACCAAGTGGTAAAACGTGATGGAACTATAATTGACGTTAATAACTCCGTATTTGGTTCTGGTGGAGGTTATGTTGGAAATTACACTAAGACTAATGCTGGTCATACAATCGGACATTTTGAAGGCATATTTGATGATGGAACAGCAGGTGTTTCTGGATTAACACTTGGAGAACTAGATCTTTACTTTAGATCATTAACACTAAAAGATTTTGAGGAAAGATCGAAGTCTAGTTATACTTTAGGAGGCGATAAATTTAATTTGATGCCACCATCTATTCAGAATCCAGTTGCAATCAGTTCTTCTATTGGAACTATTGGCGGTTCAATTGTTGTACAAGATACAACATATTTCCCAGATTCTGGATATTTGTTTACCAGTGGCGGAACAGTAATTCAATATACTGGGAAAACCGAAATTACATTTACAGGTTGTACTCTTTATAATGGACCAGATTCAATTAACGCCACAGAAGAATTGATTCCGTTTACAATTTAATAAATAACGGTATAAATATAAATAACTCAGGCACAAACCCTACGTCGGAACAGAAAACCAATGGCTGCTATTATCTCTGATAAGTTTCGTATTTTTAACGCGAAGCAATTCCTGGAATCCTTGACAGAAGGACCCAGTGAAACAAGTGCCGAGCGCACTAGAATGTATTTCTTTGTTGGGCGTCCCCAACCATGGAAAGCATATCTAGAAGTATATGCTAAAGGAAGTACCAACTTTACTGTTGGAAATGAAGTATATGTTGGGACATATGGTTCAACTGCTTTCCGTGCCACCGTTGCTGCAGTTTATGATAGTGCCCTTCTTCTTACCGACGTTTTTGGCAGCAACGGCACAAATTCCGTTCCCGCCATTGGTTCAAGTTTAAAAGAAACTGCAGATGCTGGTTCGACCGATACTGGTGCTGTAGCAAAATCCGGTGTTTATCGCTACTCTACAGAAGACATTCCCCCTCTTCCTTTAGACAACCAGAGAGAGAAACTCAACGTATATGACGAGATCATTGCTGCCAAGCGTATTACTGATGCATTCGCGAGAACAGTTGTCCGTCGTTATAACTGGGATTTAGTTGCAAACCCTAAGTTTGATATGTGGAAACCTGACTACTCTGCTACTCCTGGTGGTGGTGGTCAAGTTGGCAAGCAAACTGCAACAAACCAAACAAGCATTTCTGATGCTAAGTTCTACGTAATGAATTCTGATTACGAAGTCTTTAAGTGCCTTTATAATGGCGAGAATGTTGCTAACGCAACTGGTCAAAATGCTACCGAAGAACCAAAAACCAGTGGTGGCAACTATGCTTCTGGAACGGGTCTTTATACTGAGACATCTGGTGCTGGATACATCTGGAAGTACATGTACACCATGCCAACCGATGATGTTCTGAGATTCCTTTCTTCGGACTTCATGCCAATCGTTCTTCCCGCCAACAATACCCGTACTGCTGTTACTGGTGCTGCTGTTGACGGAGCAATTGACGTTGTTCTTATTGAAGATGGTGGTGCTAATCTACCTGCTTCACAAACACTATTTACTAGCATCAAGGGCGATGGAACTGGTGGAGTAATTGAGTTTGCTACCGATGGTTCTGGCACTATCACTTCTGCTAGTATTCAAGCAAGAGGTCAAGATTACACCTATGCTAATGTCCTTCTAGGAAATGGCAACCTATTCTCTGACGCTGGTTTAACTACTGCTGTTGGCACAGGTGCTACTGCTGTTGGTGCTCTTGAAGTTGTGATGCCCCCCGAAGGTGGTCATGGTTTTGACCACGAGCTAGAACTCAATGGTAAGCGCGTGATGACAAACATCCGCCTAACATATTCCGAAGGTTCTGGAGACTTCCCTGTTGATAACGATTTCCGTCGTATTGGCATCCTCAAAGATCCCGTTCTTGCTGGTACTTCAACATTTGCTACCCAAGACACACTATCTGGATTGAAATCGGTTAAGATTACTGGAGCAACTGCAGATTTTATTCCAGATGAAGAGATTTCTCAAACTGTAACTGGTGGTACTGCAAAAGGAACTGTTGTTTCTTGGGTTCTAGACAGTGGTTCTTCTACAGCAGGTGTTCTTAAGTATATCCAAACCGTTGATGCACACGTTGATCAAGGTGTAGTTCAAGCATTTGAAAGTAATGGTTCTAATGCTATCTCTGGTGTTCTTTCCGCTGCTGCAGGTAATGTTGATACAACATATGCAAACACACTTCTAGGTGTAGCATTTACTGCTGGTTTAGCAGGTGCAGAAATTAAGAATAACTCAGGTGATGTTATCTATCAAGAAAACCGTCGTTTGATCACTCGTGCTCCTGACCAGATTGAAGATATCAAGTTGGTCATCGAATTCTGATCACAAATAAATAACTCCAAATCCTCTGAGATATCTCAGGGGATTTTTTTTATCTCTATAAATACTAAGGACAAAGAATGCTAGTATTTGGCGGAAAACGATGCCACAGAAGACAAACCTTAATGTAAATCCTTATTACGAGGACTTCGACGCGAGCAAGAATTTCTATAAGATTCTTTTCCGTCCTGGGTATTCTATCCAGACTAGAGAATTAACACAAATACAATCTATTCTACAGAATCAGGTTGAAAGTTTTGGTAAGTATGCTTTCAAACAAGGAGACCTAGTTGTCCCTGGGGAAGTGGGACTTAACACCAAACTAGATTATGTGAAGTTGTCTTCTGTATCAGAAGTTGCTGTTGAAGAAGATGGCAATATCGTATACAAAAAATATGATATCAGTCAACTAATTGGCAGACAATTGCGAGGATTAAATTCTGGAGTGATTTCTACTGTTTTAGAAACAAAGTTAGCAACAGAAACTACTGCTGACACTGTTTATGTAAATTATTTGAATAGTGGTAATTCTAACAACGAATCAAAGTTTCGTCAAGGAGAAACTTTAGAAGTTGTTGATGGTATCAATACTCCATTATTAGTTGTTGGAACTGACGGTAGTGTACTTCCTACTAGTATTCAACTTACAAATCCAGATACTGGAGACGTAACTTCGATTGAAAGTCCAGCAATGGGATTTGCTTCTGCTGTAGAAGTAGAAGAAGGAATATATTTTGTAAATGGATATTTTGTAAGATGCAACAAAGAAATTCTAGTAATTGATGATTACTATGATAGTCCTTCTTCAAAAGTAGGATTTAAAATCCAAGAAGAAATTATCACTCCAGAAGAAGATGCCAGTCTTTATGACAATTCTATTGGATCTTCCAATTACACTGCTCCAGGAGCACATAGATTAAAAATTTCATTGAAATTAGTTAAGTTTGAATTCAATCAAACTACAGATAAAAATTTCATTCAGTTGCTTACCACACTAAGAGGTGCAGTACAGAGAAAGGTATCACCAACTAATTATAGTTTGATTGAGCAAACTCTTGCACGTAGAACGTTTGACGAAAGTGGAGACTATGTTGTTGGCAACTTTGATATTGATGTCAGAGAGTATGCACAAAAAAATAAAAATGGCGGACTGTATAAAGCAGATGCGTTTGGACTTTACAATGGTCTAACTGAAGGAGAAGCATCAAGAAAGATGTTAGCTAGTGTCAGCACAGGCAAAGCATACATCAAAGGATACGAAATTGTCAATAAAGAGACTAAGTATCTAGAAATCAATAAGGCGAGAGCAAGTCTTACTAGTGATAATATTAGATTAAAAACTAAATCCCTCCCAACTTTAAATATCACTAACGTATATGGTAGTGTTCCTCTTAACAAAGAAGGAGCAGATCTTACTGCGTATCCATACATTAACTTATATTCTACATTCAATGATGGATCTGTAGGATTAGGAAATTCTGAACTTCCTACTGATCACAGACAAACAACAGATAGAAGAGGACAAGTTTTTGGTTCAGATGATGCCACAAAGACTATTGTTGTTGAAGTAACTAACACAACACAACCTCTCTCAAGTATCACAGATGCAAACTTTGATACTTTATTTGGAGAAATTCATTTCATTAAAACCAGAAATGATGCAGGTACTGCAACCTCCACTTCAACAGTAAAAGGAATCGCTTTTGCAAAAGTCAACAAACCATTAATCAATGCAAATGATTCTGTTAAATTTTTGGAATTGACAATTCTTGGCAAGAAAGATGATTTAGATTTATTGTTTGTAGAGTTTGATTTAGGAGATTCAAATTATCAAAGAAAAATTTTCCTTACTAGTGCAGATGCATCTACAGATGCTAACGAAATAGGTTTCATTGTAGATTACAGTGAAACAATTACACCTGTTATTGGTAGAGCAAAACCAAATAATTTCGCTCTCAAGAAAAAAGGATCTGGATTTAATAGCGACTCTGACATTATTTTATCGCAAGGTCGTCAAGCTGATGGATCTGCAACTTACAATGCTACTTTTGGATTGTCTTATTTTGATCCAGAATTCTTTACTAAAATTTTATTAGATACTGTCCCTACACAAGGAGCATTTGGAATTGGCAAATACATATTTGGTTTAAAATCTGGAGCATATGGAGTTGTTGAAGGTAGTCCTTCCGGAGTATATTCCGTAGGAAAACTGTTGTTCATAAAAACTCTATCTGGTAGATTTCAATCCGGAGAATCCATCAAGGATGAAGGTGGAAATGTAGTTAAAATTGCAAAGGATAATACAGTATCTCATTTTATTGTAACTAATCCTGGTCTTGGATATGCAGAAAATTCAAACATTGTAATCAATGGTGTTGAATATGACAATTCTGTTGTTGATCTGGCAAGATTGAACAGCGGTGCTTTTTATAGAGCAGAGATTAAAAATAAGTCTGCTTTATCTACAGAATATGCACAACCACCAGCAGTAACTGTAAAGCAACCTGATGGTTCTGCGACACCAGCTCAAGGTGCAGTTATTTTAGCAGTTCTAACTAGAAATGCAATAACAACATATACTCCGCAAAATGTAAAATCAGTTTCTGCCAAGTATGGATCTGCTGGAGAAAATGTATTCACTGCAGATGTTGTAGTTGATGATGCAGAATTTGCAGAAATTAAATCTATTACCGATTTTACTTTCTTTGGAGATAAAGGATATAACTTTATTGAATCTACTAGTTTTAATGCAGATGCTAGTAATGTGCTTCAACAGGGCGACATCATTCAATTCTCTGATACGGATAATAATCTAGTACGTTCTACTATACAGTATGCAACGATAAAACAAGGAGCATTCAAGACCAGAATCTATCTAGATACAATGCTTCCTGGTGATGTTGTTAATACTAGCATTGTACGTTTGCGTCCTAGAGTTGGAAATGCAAATCAAGGAACTCTGATTTATCCAACCGGAAGTAATCAAATTAAACAGATTTCTTCAACACCAGAAGAAACTAAAATTAAATATTTTTTCCGTAGAGATTTTGTAACTACTGCGGCTACTTCCGGTGGTGTAATTACATTTGCTGCACAATTGCCATTTGGAACACAAAGATTCGCTGCTTTTACAGAAGAAAATTACATCATTACTGTTCTAGATCCAGGTGATTCTCCTAATGTACATACAGGAGATATTGTTTATATCGATAAAGATGCAGTAGAAATTAGTTCATCTACTGATACCAGTAGTGGACTTATTGCCGGAAGCATTAGTCTGAAATTGCCAACAACATATTTTGGAACAATTCCATCAAATGGAACTTATCCAAAGTTAAAACTGACTGCCACATTAGAAGTAGAGAATGCAAAACCAAGATTAAAAACTTCTGTAGAAAATAGAAGAATTGTAATTACTTCCAGTGGTGATAGAGTAATTCCATTTAGAGGTATTAATTACGACACTGAAGTTGTTGAAACACTTTCATATTCTGATGCTTATAAACTTAGATATGTTTATGAAGGTAGTGCTACTCAACCACCTCAAGCAGATTCTGCAGGAAGTTTAATTTCTGGTTCTGATGTTACAGATAGATTCACATTCGATAATGGTCAAAGAGACACTGTTTATGATGTTTCTAGATTAGTTTTAAAACCAGGATATGAACAGACTACTGGACAACTTCTAATTGCTTTCGATTACTTTGAGCATTCTGCTGGAGATTTTTGTACCGTCGATAGTTATATTCACGAAGCGGGAGTAACTGAAGATGAAATCCCATCGTTTAATTCATCTGTTTATGGTATTATTAATCTTAAAAATATTCTAGATTTTAGACCTAAAGTAGATACTACCGCATCTATTGCTGGTTTCCAAGATACTGCATCTTTAGCATCATCAATTGGTCCATTTGCTGGTGCTGGTGCCATTATTTCTTCTAGTCCTGCATCAGATACGAATTTAGAGTATACATTATCGTTCAGTCAAATTCAATACCTAGACAGAATCGACGGTGTATTTCTTAACAAGAATGGTAAATTTATTATTAAAGAAGGCAATTCCTCACTCAATCCATCAAAACCAGATCCTGTTGATGATGCGATTCCTTTATTCTATGCATATATTCCTGCATTCACACAAAATAGTAAAGATGTAAGAATTACTCCTGTTGATAATCGTCGTTATACAATGCGTGATATCGGCAAACTAGAAAAACGTATTGAGAGACTTGAATACTATACCACGCTTAGTGTTCTAGAACAACAGGCATTGAATATGCAAGTTAAAGATGAGATTGGATTTGATAGATTTAAGTCTGGTTTCTTAGTAGACAATTTTGAATCACACAGAACAGGAAATCTAACTTCATTAGATTATCAGTGTTCTATTGATTCTCAGCAATCAGTCTTACGTCCACAATCAAAAGAAGATTCTTTTATACTTAAAGAAGTAAATACTAGAGAAGATCAAAGAGTTGTTTCTGGATACAAAAAATCCGGAGATATAGTTACTCTGCCATATTCCAATTTAGAATTTATTGGTAATAATTTTGCATCAAAAACACTAAATCCAAATCCATTTGTTGTTCTTCAATATGTTGGAGATTCTGTTTTATCACCAAGCATTGATCAATGGTATGATACCACAGAAGAACCACTAGTTGTCGATACTAATACTGATCTATACAAAATTTTCTTATCTAAAGAAAATGTAAAAGAAAGTTTTTCTAGTTTGTATAATTCTTTTGTAATTAACTGGGTTGGTTCATCACCATCTTTCTCTTCGATTAATTCTCTTGGTAGTATTAACAGTCAAGATTCACAGTCAAAAGTAAAACTAGCGTCCACTGCTAGTTCTTCAAACATCAGTCCGAAAAATAATGATGTTGCGAAAGGAGTTCAAACTAAGACTATAAGAGGAAATTCTGTATCTTCTGCTTTGCAGTTCTTTGCTAGAAGTATTCCAGTTAAGTTTGTTGTTAGAAGACTGAAACCAAATACTACTATTTCTGTCTTTTTGGAAGGTAGGAATATTAGTCGTTGGGTAAATCCAGATCTCAGATTTACTGGGATCGCTGGTAATTCTCCATCTGCTTTTAATGGACCAGTAACTACAGATGATGATGGAAATGCTAGTGGTATTATTGTTATTCCTGCTGGTCTTCCACCAGAAGAAAATACAACTTGGACTGGAGATGTAGATACCTTATCATATGATTCTTCTGGAGAAGAAGTAAAAATTGCAGCAGGTATCAAAACATTTAGATTTACTTCTAGTTCTACAGATGAAGAGAAGTCCACTGTAGCTACCTATGCAGAAGTTAAATATTATGCAACTGGTATTTTGCCAGAAAATCCAGGAACAATTGTTTCAACGAAACCATCTTTCTTTAAAGCAAATGAAGGTGTTCAATTCATAGATAGCAATACCGATAATCCTGTAAGACCAAATCCACTTGCTCAGACATTTAAAGTTGAAAACTATGAGGGAGGTATATTTACAACTGGTCTTGATCTATACTTTAATAAAAAAAGTAATAAAATTCCAGTTAAAGTATATTTGACAAATGTAGACTCAGATAAACCAGGAAAAAATATTATTCCTGGCACAGAAAAAGTTATATCCCCATTTACTTTCCTTAAAATTTTTACTAACGGAAATGTTTACTTGACTCAGGGAGAATCAATTACTGGTTCTACTTCTGCTGCAAGTGGTCCTCTTGCCAAAATTATTGATAAAAATGGCGTTGACCTGGTGCCTTCCTCTTCAGGAAGATATCTACTGACAAATGAACAAGTTTACACCATGGTTCTAGATAACCATAATGGTCGTTCTTTCAATCAAAATGAAAGTTTGATTATACCATCAGTAATCTTATCAAATAATACCCAAGGAACAAATTCGGTATTGACTATTGCAAAAGATAGTGGAAAAGTTTCTGCTGTTAAAATTCTAAACCCTGGATTAAATTATGATAGTGCCATCATTTCAATTGAGAGTCCACAACTTCCAGGAGGATCAGTTGCAACTGCACGAGTAGAAGTTTCTGGTGGTAAAATTTATAACACAGAAATTTCATTGACTGGTTTTGGATACACAGAACCACCATCAGTAGTCGTCAGAGGCGTTGGAAATGGCGCTGGAGGATGTGTTATTGAAACTGACATAGAGATTGATACCCCTGCCGTTAGAATGGGCGTAGCAATTGATTCCGAGGGTCTCACAAACTCTACTACACCCACACATTTCTCTTTCGATCATCCTGTTTATTTACAAAATGATACTGAATATGCTCTTGCTGTTGAAACAGATTCGATAGATTATGAACTATGGGTATCAAGACTTGGCGAAACAGATATTGCCACAAGCACAGTTATCACCACACAACCCTCGCTTGGTTCTGTTTACAGATCTCAGAACACTGAGAATTGGACGGAAGATAATTTTGAAGATATCAAATTTAAGATGTATAGAGCAGAGTTTGATATTACAAGAACTGCAGAGTTAGTTCTGACGAATGAAGATTTGGGATATGAACTTCTCGAAAAAAATCCATTCCAAACCAGTGCTACAGCAAACACAAATGCAACTTCGTTATTGTTTAGAAACAATAACAATATTGTACGTGTTAATCACAGAGATCATGGATTTGAAACTCTTGGAGATTCTTATGTTTTCTATAGAACAGCACTAGAAACCGGTGGTATAACATCTGATATTTTAAACAACACATTATTCCAGATTTCTAATAGTGGAGTTGATACGTATGATATCACATCATCTATTTCTGCTTCTGGAAATATTATAGGTGGGGGAGATAAAGTTTATGCTTCTTATAACAGGAAATACGAAACTTTATATCCACAAATGCAATATCTAACTTTTACTGGAACTAAGTTAGAATCTACGGTAAAAACTACGAATGTCATTGCAGTAGATGCTTCCAAAATTAATTATGATTCTTATGATCAGTCTGATTATGAAAAAACTTTCTTAAATGAACCTCATTACTTTACTAATCAAAAATTTGTTTCTTCGAGTATTAATGAAATATTAAATGATTTAACAAATTCTCTATCATATAAGTTAGAACTATCTTCTACAGTATCACATCTTTCACCTGTTGTGGATCTCTCAACCTCCAGTGTGAAGACATCTACTAACAGAATAGAAAAAGCATATGGACAGGAAGATCGTTATGGAAGAAGAGATCAAGTTATTGAATTTTATCCAATCTACTCGTTTACTGTTTCTAACATTACTGGAGTTACTATCCAAAATGATCAAGCAATTGAAGGATACAACTCTAAAGCAGTTGGTAAGATTGCAAAAGTTAGTGGAAATACAATTTGGGTAAAACTAAAAACTTCACAGTTCTTCCAGAAAGGAGAAAGAGTTACTTTAGGAAACCAACCAACACTAATTGAAACTGTCAATAGTGTAGATGTTCCAAGAGCAATTGTTGATACCAATCCAATTCAAGATTTCCAGGAAATTCCTGATGCTGCCACAATTACAGCAAGAAATCCAGCTACACCAGTAGAAACTTATGACAATATTATTACTGGTAAAGCAGTAATTTGGAATGATAGAACACAAGAATTGACATTGAGGACTGACACTCAACCTATTGCTGGAGATTTTAATGGAAGAATCCAAGACAATGATGCATATGCTAGAAAAGCACAATTAGTTGACCAAGTTTCTGATATCTTCCGTGTGGGTGATATTGTATCATATCCAAATCAACCTGCTGATGAAGTTCTTTTCTTGGAAGTTGGCACTATGACATATAGCAATGGTTCTGAATTCGTTTCAGAACTTACTTCTAGAAATAGTTCTTCTATTGCCAAATATATTACAAAGGAAGTTGCTATTTCAAATCCAGCTACCGCAATTGATGTTCATTTAACTTTGAATATTAGAGATCTTTCTGATATTGAAGTTTTATACAAATTCAAAAAAGCATCCAGTAATGAAAATTTTGAGGATATTGATTGGGAATACTTCAATGGCACCGGTCAACCAAATTCTCTAGAAATTGCTACCCCTGAAAATAGCATTTCGAGTGTAATTGAGAAACAAGAATCTTATCAGGATATTACTTACAGCGTAGCAGATCTTCCAGAGTTCTCGTCATTTGCTGTTAAGATTGTCATGAAAGGAAATGATCCTGCATATGTTCCGAAGATTCAAGATATTCGTGCAGTTGCTGCATTCTAACTTCCGCGTATGGGTTATATTAAAGTTAAAGGGCATGATGGTCTTGTCAGAGACGAGACCTCAGGTGCCATAGTCAATCACAGCGATTCTGCTATCCAGGCAAGACGCAAGCAGCGACAGTTAAATTCCGCGTTGGACGACATAAATATGTTGAAGGATGAAGTCTCTGAAATCAAATCCCTACTTAGAGAGTTAATAAAAAATGCCAGCAATTAATGTCGCTAGAACTGATACCTTTGAAAAACAAAGGATCAAAATTAATCAAATTGGTGATCAAATTTTTAACGTTACTGCTGGCGGTAGTGATCTCGCTACAGGCAACTTGAGGTTAGGTGATGGCACTATAGGTTTGCCATCATTAGCTTTTATTAATGACAGTTCTTTGGGTTTGTTTAAATCTGATATTAAAACTGTGGGATTTGTATCAGGAGATAAAAAAATCTTTGAATACAATAATTCTAGTATTAGTATTTTTTCTTTCTTAGATTTTAAGAAAAAATCATTAATAACTTCTGGATTATCGATATCTAGTGTTGGTTCAAACTATGATAGAGGTTCGTATACAGACATTTTACTAACTGGTGGTTCTGGTACTGCGGCAACTGTAGATGTTGATATTACTGCTCATGCAGGAGATATTAACGCATATAGTGTAGATTATATTGGTGGAAGTTTTCAAAATGTTAATCTCTCTGGTGGCAATGGAACTGGGGCAACTGTAAATTTTAGTGTATCCTCAATTAGTGGTTCTGTGACAAATGCAGGAACTCTGTATACACAAGGAATTTATAATGATGTTGCTTTATTAGGAGGAAATGGATCTAATGCAACTGGCACTATCACTATTGGTGCGATTGGAAATGTTGTCGGGTTAACATTTACAAACCAAGGTAGCGGTTATCAAATTGGAGATGTTCTATCAGTTAATAATGCTGATGTTGGAGGTACTGGATCTGGATTTGAATATACTGTTGATGCAGAATCTGGATCAATTATAAATTTACAATGGACAGATAGAGGAAATAATTATCAACTAGGAGATGTTTTAACACTACCAGGACAAATTACTGGACAATCCGCTGCGTTAAAATCATCAATTTCCAATGTATCTGTTACTTTAAGTACTGTAGATGCAACTGTATCTGTTCCGAGCACGGCAGGAATAGTTGTAGGAATGTTTATCACTGTTGAAGATGGGTCAACAGGAACTTTATTCCCCGGAACAGAAGTTCAATCAGTAGACAGTGTTAATAGTACAATTACACTAGACCAAAATCCAACTGGAGATGGTTCGGCAAATTTAACAATTTCCTCTCAAGGAACTTTGGAGGAAACAACAATTAGTACTGGTCTTGCAATTTCAGATGGTGATATTGTAACCACATCAGCTGGTCCTGGAACTCTCACATCAAACACAACTGTTGTATCATATAATTCATCCAACGGTCTTCTTACATTAAATCAATCGCCGTCATTAGCAGGATCTGCAACACTAACATTTACTCCAGCATTTGGTTATAACACAAATACTCCATGGACTTATACAATTAATGCTCTCGGAATTACCGATTCTGTATCTGTAAATAATCCAGGATTTGGATATATTAAAGGAGACGTATTATCAGTATCACCTTTTGATTTAGTACAACCAACATCACTAGCAGTAACTGTTAATCCTGTAACAGAATTAGTGTTTTCAGGAACAATTTCTGCTGGATCTATTTTAGCATCAGATACATTTGAATTCAACCCAGGTGGACTACCACAACCACTTACAATTAGTATCTTCAAAGTAAATGAAAGTGGTGGTAATATTACATCAGTGTTCATAGAACAAGGATCATACGTAAATGGAGATGTATTAACATTAGCAAGAACATCTGTTGACTACACTGTAGATACTTCTGTTAATAGTAATAAATTTTTTATTGATGGAAATCTAACTCCAGATTTAACATTATACTCAGGAAACACATACATCTTTGACTATTCTACTGTAACTGGACATCCATTTATTTTTAGTCAATTTCCAGATGGACCTAATACACCAAGTTTAATATCTACTAGTGCTACTCTATCAACATCATCTAAGACAATTACATTAGCAGATACTTCCGGTATTCTTGCTGGAATGAGTGTAGAATCTGGAGTAAGTGATGCTGGTCAAGTAGCGAGTAATACTTTTGTAGATACTGTTGTTGATGCTACCACTTTAACAATAACAGAGTTTCCTGCTAGTAATGGATCTTCTACATTATCATTCGCGGGTGTCCCATATACAGATGGTGTGGTAAGTGGTTCCAATACAAAAACTATAAAAATATCAGATTTAACTCCAAATTTATATTACTATTGTGGTATTCACCCAAATATGGGAGGTGAAGATGGGGAAGAAGGTTTACTTACGATTGACACAAACAATCCAAAAGTATTTGGAAGCGGTCTTTCTATTAATGTAAATCAAATTACAGAGGTAGAAAACATTAAATTTGATATTGTAGAAGGAAGAAATACTCTAACTGACATTATTTCCACAACTGCCACTGTAGGAGATTTAACAGTTTCTAATGTTATTAATGCAGCAACAATAACATCAACCGCAAGTGTAAACACTCCAGTTGTTTCTAGCAATAATCAACTATTACTAACTGGTACTGATATTAAATCACAATCAAATTTTTTAGTAGGTAACTTTTTTACTGTGGCATCTTCTGATGGAGATGTATCTACATCAGGATCAGTAAAAGCATTAGGGGGATTTAATTCTAACGATCAAATTATTGTTGAAAATAATCAAATTAAAACATTATCTGGTTATGATCTTGTATTGCAACCATACTCAACTAGATGTATATCAATTGATTCTTCAACTTCACTAAACATTCCTTCTGGAACTACTCTAGAAAGACCTCCAGCTGGCATTCGTGCCAATGGTTCTATTAGATTCAATACCGATTCTGGTCAGTATGAAGGATACAATGATTCAACACAATCATGGTCATCATTAGGTGGAGTTCGTGATATTGATGGTAATACTTATATTCTAGCAGAGCTTACTACAGGGGCAAATGATAATACTTTGTATTTTTATAATGATAGTATCAATACATTAAAATTAACTAAAAATCAGTTACGTTTTGAAGGTGTAAAAGAACTTGCATCACCTAGACTTGGGATTCCGGCATATACAGAATGGGCGGCAAATACTCCAATAACAACTGGTCAGTATATTAAGTACAGAAATAATTTATATGAAGTAACTTCTGATGGAACTACAGCAACATCTGGTAGTGAACCTGTGCATATTACTGGTACTCAAAATAATGGAACAGCACAGTTAACTTGGAGTCAAATTGCAGTTTCTCCAATTATCTTTAATGAAGCAGAAGAAGTTAGAGTTGGTCCCAATAAAGACTGTCCTCTAATTGTTAACTCTGAAATTAAAATTAGTTCTAATGAAATTTCTTCTCTTATTGAAGATTTAATTTTTAAACCAAATCCAGGAAAACAAACTATTGTTGATTCCAATACTCATTTTAGAATTCCTGCAGGTGATAATAATGCAAAAAATCTTGCGCCAGCTGGTCCTGGTTCTATTAGATTCAATACAGAAATTTTACAATTTGAAGGATATAGTGGTACTAACTGGTCTTCCCTTGGTGGTGTAAGAGATGTCGATGGAAATACATACATTATTCCTGAAACTGCTCCTGCAGCAAACGAGAATATTTTATATTTTTATAATAATAATGTAAACACTTTACAACTTTCTGTAAGTTCATTAGATTTTACAAACATTGATACTATCACAACCGGAGGAAATAGTTTAGAACTTACTGCGGAAATTGTAACATTAAATGCTGGTGATACTACTGTTGATAACACTAGTGCCGACCGTACATTTATTAGTAGCACAAAACAATATCTTGATTTTGGTTTGTCTTCTGGATTAAATGTAGATCCTATTTTAAGATTGGATGATCAAGGTGATGTTTTCTTAAACACAACTTTTGGAAGTGGATCTTTTAACGGTGTTAAAGTTCTTGACGGAGCACTAAAAGAATTTGAATTAGCAGATTATAAAATTAGCACAGCAACATTTGCGTTAATTAAAGGTGGAGTAGAATCTTCCGCTGTTATTTTATATCCAAGTGGAAGTAGTAAAGGATGTAAGGTATCAGTAGTTTCTAAATCTGCATCTGGTAAAAGATCTATGACAGAATATTCAGTTATAGATAATGGCACAGACATCTTCCATAATGAATATGCATCTTTGAATACCTCTGCTGATCAATACACATCTGCTTTTGATTTTACTGCTTCAACAGAACCCAGAATAACTTTGACTTTATCGGATGATCATGACACTGGTGATATTGTTAACTTCACCGTACTAATACAGGAAATTAAGTAAAATGACAACAAATTTAAAAGAATTTGAATCTCTTGGAGGATTCTCTATTGGTGATGTTTCTATTGTTGATAAGGATAAAAATGCGAAAGATTTTAATACCTTAGGAATCAGAAATTCTTTTCATCCAGATAGCAATGTAGTAAGATATATTTTAAGAGGTCTCAATACTTCTACGCTTGAGTTAGATGATGTTGGAACTAACATCACACTTTCAAATAACACAATGAATTTTATTACAGGACATTATATTGCGGTAAATCCATCTGGAGTTGTGTATTCAGGAAAATTAGAAAGTTCTGTATATACTGCAGGTGATGGTGCTACCACAGTCCTTTCTACTATGGAAACAGTTATTAAACATGACGTTCCTGTTGGTGAATCTTGGACTATAGAACCATTCACTGCAACCAATCGTTTTAGTTATTCAACCATAAGATCAGGAACGGTACAAACTATTAAATGGGCGGTATCTACAGAAGTTATAAGTATTGATTGGGCTTAGTGCTAAATATAATATAGGAAAAAAGTCAAGGATACGACAGCGCCATGAGTTTTCATATTAATTCCGATAAAGAAAAAATTAGGGGCGTAAACCCTAAACTCATCGGTGATAATGAAGCTACAATTAGGGTAGGCACTGGGGCAAATGAACAAGAAATCATGCGCCTACAGAAAGATCCTGTTAGTGGTCTTCCTCGTGTAGGTATCAACAGAACAGGTCAAAGAGTCAATAATGTTAATATTGATCAGGGAGGGTCTGGATATAATCAAGTTCCATTAGTTGTAATTAGTTCTCCACCATCTGGTGGAGTTCAAGCTCAAGCGTCTGCTTCCGTTTTTAATGGTAGAGTTGTTTCAGTTTCTGTTAATGATCCCGGTAATGGATATACATCTGCACCATCTGTTAGTTTTACTGGAGGAAATGGTTCTGGTGCTGCAGCAACTGCTTTTCTTGATACTGTCGAGTTTGAACTTGACATCAATGGCGCTATCAGAACATCAACATCTATCATTTCTGATACAGCAAGAATTTTAAATCTGGATATTGAGAACTTTATTACTCCAGATTTGAACCTGAGGGCACCAAACCTCAAAACATATATGAATGGCACTGGTACGCCATGGGCTGCCAATGTTATTGTACAAAAAGATCAATATAGATATTCTGTTGCTAACGTATATCAAGCAGTTAGTACAGGAACTACAGGATCTTTAGCACCAGAACATAAGGATGGTATTGAAGCAAATGGAACTGTAAACTTTAAACATATTGGTTTTAGGGTAACCACGCCAACAGAATTTCAGTATTTAGAAACCGGAGAAGCAGGAGCATTCCCGCGTTCTATTACTCCTCTACTTGGTGATAGATCAGACAAAATTGCCACCACAGAATACGTCCTCAACCTAGCAACGAATGACGTTGGTGGTCGTATCTATGTTTCACAACAGATTGGTTCTGACCTAAACGATGGTCGTTCTGCTGTGAACCCTGTCAGAACAATTAAGAAGGCAGCACAAGAGGCATGGAAAACTCCTGGTGTCAAAGAAACACTAATTGTTTCTGGTGGTAATTACGTAGAAGATAACCCAATCTCACTACCACCTGATTGTTCTGTTGTTGGTGATAACCTTCGTTTGGTAATTATCAGACCTGGTAATGTTGGTAAGCACATCTTCAAGTTTGGTGATAAAAATTATGTTACTGGCGTAACTTATAGAGATAAAGTTGACTCCAATGGAGATGCCACTGGAACATGGGACTTTGCTATGGTCTTTGATGACAAGCAAAGAATCATTGTTGACAATGAAGTCAATGGAGATTTTGGTATTGAGTTCCCAGTTGGACATCAAATTTTTGGACCAGCTAGATTTCGTATCTCTTTCCAAAATAACACAGGATTAGCATTACTACAATCAGGAGTTCAACTTTTAGGTTTGAACACTGGTGCTAGAGCGAATAGTTCTGGTGTATCTTTTACCTCATCAACTGGAGCAAATGCGTTTGTTGCAGGCACAATTGATGTAACATTAGCATCTGGTTCTTTTATTGAAGGAGACCAGTATAGTTATATTACATCAGCTGCGGTTGGTGGCGCACTCTCACAAACAATTAGTGGAACTTCTGGAGAAAATAGTTTAAGGTTTACTACAGATCCATCAACAGATCTTCCAGTAAACAATGTTGTTTTCTTAGACGATACTGATAACTCATCATTTAGTTCAGGTTTTTACCAAGTTTCGGTTGTTAATAATGGTAATGCACCCACGTATTGGGATGTTACTTTTGTTCCTATTTTAGGTGCAGTGGGATGGGACAGCACTTTATCTGATACAACAATCACGATTAACTCTGCATCACCAACATCAAATACTCTTGACAGCACAAATCTTAAGTCGATTAGAGCTGAAGGTGAGGTTGTTTCTTATGACGAAGATATTATATCAACTCTGCCAATCACTAGGTTAGATTTCTCTCTACAGGGAGATCCTAGTATTGCTACTGGTGGTTTCCAATCTGATATTTATGGAGACGCAGAAGATATTGGCGGTGTTGTTGTTTATACTAGTGCTCTTGTAGGTAGAACTAACTTCCACGAATTTAAAGAAGGTCAAGAAATTATTCTTGAAAACCTCCCAACTTCTGGACCAGACTTATCTTTCTTAAATGGAAAGCAAAGAATTTACAAAGTCTTAGAAGATGCTGATGGTCGCGCACGACGTTTTGTTATTCCAAAAAAAGTCCCCTCACTGACAACTGCCAACTTTGCCGTAAGTGAATTTGCTGTAGTAAAATCGTATTCTAAGTCGGTCACACTTTCATTACTAAACTCACCAAACAAATTTGCTGTAGCAACTCCTGCTGAAAGAAGATATCAGGATGCTTGTCAGTTAATTAGAAATAATAGAGACTACATCGCAGAAGAAGTAGTTGGTATTATTAACGATCAATTCAAATCAGATTACTATTCTGTATACAATTTAGATACAGGTAATAATACATTTGACATTTATCTAGGTCCACTGGATCATGCAAACACATATGTCAGTGGTGGTACAGTAACGTTTGGGGGAACTTCTTATGCCATTAGTGGATTTGTATATGATACTGCAGTAACTGGTGTAGCTACTATTACAACAACTGCAGTTGCCATTGCTGCATTGTCTGAAGATGATACTGTTCAGTTAGCAGATATTTTGATCTCTTGCACTGCCGGTGAGAAAATTTATCCATCATATAGTTCACCAACAAACGCAAATACTGGGTCTAACGGTGATGAGCAATGTAAGCAAGACGTTATTCATTTCCTAAATGCTCTTGTAAGAGACCTTGAGTTTGGATCTAACCACAACATTATCGAAGCTGCTTCCAAGTATATTGTAGGTGGAAAGATTGCTTTTATTGAAGATGAAATTATTCAAAATGTACGTGCAATTGAATATGCTAGAGAGTTAGCAATTTATGCAATGTGTAATTGGAGGATTAAGAATAGAACAATTTCGGATCCTTTATACACAACAAAGTATGCTACATCACTAAGGTATACTGATACAACTATTGTTAATACAACAGCAGGAACTCCTGCTTGTGATGATGTAAGATCTGCTATTGATACACTAGCATACCTTTGGGCCGATGTTATTACTAATGATGCATCTGGAACATATCTTGATGCTGCTTATCTAATTGCCAAGAATGCTGATCTAATTGCAGACCAAGCACTTATTGATACCGAGGTAGCATATCCAACTTTAGGTCTTTCAAATATTCGCCAAAGAAAATGTCTTAGAGACATTAGACTTGTAATTGAAGGTCTTGTAAGAGACTTAGTTCTTGGAGGAAACCATGGTATTGTTTCTGCTGCAGAATCGTATTTTAGTGGAACTGTTCTTTCTGGAATTCCAGAAGCGCAATTGGATGAAACCAGATATGCATTCCAGCAAGTAAAAGATCTTGCTATTGCGGCAATGCGTAATTGGACAGATGGAGATGTTTTAGCTACGACACCATCCACTGCTACGTATGCTCCAAACACTGGAGTATTTACAGTAACATTCCCAAATCCAGCAACACCTCCAGTAGCAAATCAAGATAGAATTGCTTTTGCGGAAGGAGCAATTACATTCAGTTGCGCCCATGATGGTGGTGGTAATGATGCAAGTCCATATAGAACAGACGCAAATTTCGGACAAAGTTTCTTAATTACCAATGTTTCAAATAATGGTGGAAATACTATTGTTACTGCCAACGTTGGTGTAGGTGGAAGCAATACGGACGCACACACGTTTGCAAGTGCATTAGCAAATGGAACTAAAATTATCTATGCTCCATTCGCAACAACTTCACTTATTCCAAAATTTGAAGATTGGAGTATTCTAGAAGATAGTGCAAACCCATCATGTGCTGCTATTGCTTCTGCTATCACAACAGCACTAGCAACCTTTGATAGTATTTTAGAGTATGCTTCTGATGCTGTTAATGGTGCTGCTCCTGGATCTATTACTCAAACTTTCGGAACTTTATATGAAACAAATAGTCTTCTAACTTATCCTACTAGTTTCATCAATGACTTCAATAATAATAGGATGGCAGTTCGTGGTATATATGATGATTTGCCAATTATCGAAGCATCTCCATATACACAGAATGCTTCTGTTATCTCCTTTAGAGGTGGCGGTGGTGCAGAAATTGATGGTGATAAGGTCAAGCAACCTAACTGCCCCTTCCCTGGTCTAGAACCAGACGGAACAGCATCGTTCCCCAATCAGGGTAAGTCGATGGTTGCTGCGGCATTCACGATTGTCTCCTTTGGTGGCACAGGATATAAAGTTATCAACGATGGTTATACCCAGTTAGTTTCTGTCTTCGTTATTTTCTGCCAAGATGGTGTTCTTTGTGAGACTGGTGGTTATGCTTCTATCACCAACTCTGCTACTAACTTTGGAACCTTTGCTCTAAGAGGAACAGGTTTCCGTAAAGATCCATATGAATTTGACGCTGGCACAGTTAATGTTGTTTCTCAAACACCAACTGGTAGAACTATCCTTACTGTTGGCAATATCGGAAGAGAGCCACTAGAACATTACATTGTTAAAATTGATGGTTATAGAAATGCAGATCCAGATAAAGAATTCTTTATTGAATCTGTAAGTGGAGTTACTGTTGGTCCTCCTTTTACAGCAACAATTACTATTGACGATGGTATTGGAAATGGTCTAACTCTAATTAGAGAGTCTGATGGTGCAACTGTTTCTGGTCTAACAGCACTACAGCAAGCATTGACACCATCTAATTCAGCAAATGCTACCATTAGATTACACAGACCATCTATCGTTAACTCTTCCTCACATACCTGGGAATTTGCAGGTTCTGGAACTAACTACTTAGCTCTCCCTGAGAACGGTGGAACTAAAGTTGAGGCAAACGAGCAGGTATCTGAAAACTATGGTCGTGTATATGTCTCAGGTACTGATGAACTAGGAGACTTTAAAGTTGGTACGTTTGCGAGAATTGAGAACAGAACTGGTAATATCACCTTTACTGGCACGGTTACAATTTCAGAAGTTGAATTCTTGAAACTGAAAGGTGGCGACGTTGTTGTTACCGGATTTGATAACTCGAATACTCTTGGTGGTGCTAATGCCACTGACTCCAAACTACCTACACAGAAGGCAGTTAAAGATTATATCACAAACTCTCTTGGTCCATATATTAACAAACCATATTCTACGAACGCTGTTCCTAGAGCACTGGTTGAACTTACAGATTCTGGTAAGATCTCTCTCGATCAGATCCCGGCATTAAGACCATTTAGTATTTTTACTGTCGTAAATGAAGCAGAAAGACTTTCTATCGACGGAGCACTTGCTGGAGATATTGCTATTCAAGATAATAGTGATATTGTAGATGGATCACCACAATCATTCATTTTGAATAATGATTTAACCAGTCTGTTCCTTGGATTTGCTGTTGATGCATCATTATCATTTACTATCGGTAATGTATTTACTGGTTCTCCTTCTACTGGCAGAATTCAATCTACCGAGTATAGAGAAGGCGTATTATATAAAATCAATATTACAGATGGTGGTTCTGGATATACTGTTGCTCCAACGGTAACAATTTCTGGCGGTAATCCATCAGCAGGTTCTGTTCCTGCTACAGCAACTTGTACTATTGCTAATGGTGAAGTTGTTACTATTACTGTTACAGAAAACGCAAGTTATGTTGGCGGTTTTGGATACACAACACAACCAGTAGTTACTATTGCGGCACCTCCTGGAGCTGGCACACAAGCAACTGCTACTCCACTAATTGAAAGTAGATTGTATGGCAATATTGTCAATGCTATCAAGATGCTTGATACTGATACATTTGATGATAACAGTACTCCTGCAAATTCAGTTAATATTCTTAGGGTTGTCAATACATCTTCATCTCTTATTAGCAACTGGGTATCACTAAGTAGTGAAGCAGTTGGTGTTGGATCTCTTACTGGTCCTGGTGTTATTTCCACAACTTTATTGGGTTCAGAAGCGGCAAACTCCTTCTCCTTCTTAAGAGGAGACCAGAGATATGCAAAAACCGTTCAATCTTTAAAAGGAGCAGAAACAAGATACTTTGCGAGATTATTTGCACAAGCATCCATAGGTGCAAGTTCGTTTATTTTCCAAGGATTATCTGGAGTTCTCAAAGGAAATACAATTTCTGATACCGTGGCTGGAGTAGTATCAGATACTACTGTAAATGGTGTTACTGTAGTTGGTGGTTTAACAACGGTTTCTTTTAACAATCCCATTGATGCCACTATTGCAGCAGGAACTGTTATTGAATTTGGTCGTGGTGCTTCACCACTTGTTTTTGATTCTACAAATACAGGAGGAGACTTTATTGATTCTGTTGTAATTGCAAATCCAGGAACTGGATTTACTGATGGTCAGTACTTTGATGTGGCATTAGACGCACCTGCAGGAATTAATGGTAATGATCTGCGAGTAAATATTATTGTTGGAGAGAACGGACGATCTGGTGAAGTCACAACAGTTACTGTAACAAACGCTGGTGAGGGATATACCCAAGATTTCCAAGTTACTCCAAACCCATCAGTAGTTGGTTCTGGTTCTAATTTAGTTTTACTAGCAAAAGTAGCTACCACACAAAAACAATTTGCTAATATCGCATTAGATATCCAAAGAGTTTCTGATTTAACAATCTCCCAGGATCTCTTTGGTACTATTGGTGTTGCTAGATTTAAGAAGTCTCAGTTTAATATTGGTGATGAAGGAAACGGATCTATTTCTATTAAGATGGGTCCTGATAGTGGATTGGATGCTGACTTGCTAGATGGTCAGCAAGGTAATTACTACCTCAATGGTGCTTTCTTCGTTGATAGTAGTATCAATCCAGATAAACTTGCTAGTGGAACATACGGAATTGATATTAGTGGTAAATCTACTAACACACTTCGTCTTGATACTGGTATTAGCAACCCCAATGCAAACCCTGCTCCAAGTGATGCTGTTCAGGGTATAACACTACAAACATTGTTTAATAGTTCTAACGGTCTATTAACAGCATATCCAAGTGTAGATACTGGAAACCAGAACTCATCTAAGCATTTAGTAATGACTCTCCGTAATGGAGAAACTGGTGGAGATGCTACATTTGGTGGCGTAAGACAACTTGCATTTGCTAATGACGATAGAATCTACTTCCGTGGATCTGGTGATGGCGTATCAAATTATAATTCTTGGTTTGAACTTTGGACTTCTGGAAACCAAGGCGTTAGTTCTGGAATGGATTCTGATAAACTAGATAATAAAGAAGGTGTCTGGTATCAAGATGGTTGGAACATTAAAGACAATACAATTTTTGAAACTAGACTTCCAACATGGAGAAGTTCTACTAAATTCAGAGATAAGATTGAAGTTGCTTCGTATGGAGGAACAGATACTTTCTACAGAATTTTTGTAAGACAAAACCTTGATATTTCTATTGGCGGAGATTTTGAATCTACTAAGACAATTGATCTTTACAATATTAATAAGTTAAGTGTTGGTGATTTTACAATTACAGCAACAGGACAAAATGTTGACTTAACTGATTCTTCTAATACTTATACAATGCTTACCGGAAGACTTGCTTCTGGTGGTAATATTGAATCTGCAGTTTATCTTGGATATGCCGGAGATGAAAGAGAGTTTGAACAGTATGAAATTTTTGATGATAACACAGTTCAATATGCAGAATTAGGTAATAATTCTGGAACTGGTTATGTAAGACTTGGTAGGTATGATGGTCTTGCGGCAACTCAACCATACATCCATTTCAACTCTTCTCAAGCACAAGCAGTAGATAATAATGGAGATCCTACTTATAACTCTGCTATTATCGCTGATGGTGGCAATGCAAACGAAGGATCTGGTAGTCTTGAGTTTAAAGTTCTTAACGAAAATGAACTTAAAGTTAATAGCAATATTATTTGGAACGCAGGTAATGTCGCATTTAATAGTGCTAATGTAGCTTCCACAACATCACTCAAGTCTGCTGTGATGAGAGATACCTCTGGTAATTTTACTGCCGGAACAATTACCGCTGGTATTATTGGTGCTGCTTCTCTCAACGTATTGAAAACTGGTGATACCATGACTGGATCACTCAGTATTACTGGTGCCAGCAATGGATTAACTATTCAAACTGGAAATATTGCAATCAATGGTGGAGCAGGAACTGGAACTACTGGAAATCTAACAGTTAGCGGAAATCTTTTAGTTGATGAAGGAACTCTATATGTAAACAAAACAAATAATAGAGTAAGTGTTAGAGCATATGATGATCCTCTAAATGCAGGAACACCATTTGAACCAAATCCTATTACTGGATTCAATGTTTATTCACAGTCAGGAAGTTTGAATATTCAAACTAATACTGATCTTCGACAGAATACCATTTATCAGCAGCAAATTTGGAATTATGTTGATGGTGGTGAAACTGGTTTACTACTTACTCATGGTGCAACTGTAACTACACAGGCACAGTGGGGTATTTCTTGCCATAGAACTACTTCTAATTCTGGTGAACTTATCTTTAGAACAAGAACAGCATCTGCAGAAAATAAAAATAGATTGGTAATTGATAATAGTGGCAATTTAATTCCTGGTGCTGATAGTTCTCAAGATTTTGGAACTAGTGCTAAGAGATGGCAAAATTCTTATGTTGATATAGGAATTTTTACAGACAGTGTAAGAATTGCCGATGGTTCTGCAAACAAAGAAGCAGATATTCATTTCAGAGGTGGTGGAACTGGTAATTCAGGAGGTAAAAATTTCCGTATTGGTTCTAATATTGGCGGTGGTATTGATACTTGGAGCATATATGCATCAGAAACAAATGGTAGCAGTGATTGGAAGAGTTTAGCAAGTCCTGCACAAGCTCCTGCACTTTCAATCCAAGGAACAAACAATAGAGTTGCAATTAACACAACCCAATTCTCCGGCACAGACAACACTGATCCAAACAACCCAGAGAATCGTAATTATATTCTGAATGTTCAGGGTGATATGAACCTCAATGGTATTTTATATCAAGATAATGCGGAGTTTGTTACTTCCAGATGGACAGAAGCATCCACAACTAATATCAATGCCAACATCAAAGATATCTACAGGTTATCTGCAGTAGGCATAAATAATTCGAGTCCTACATATGCACTAGATGTTGATGGAGACATTAACCTAACTGGAGCATTCCGTGTAGGAGGAACTGCACAATGGATTGATTCAGCAGGTATTATTAGAGTATCCAATACGGTAATTAGTGAGAATGTTACTATTCCTGGTAGTACAATTGCATCTAGTCAAGGTCCAATTACAATAACAAACACATTTACCGTTGTAATTAACTCTGGTGCGGAATGGAGTATCAATTAATTAGGAGATAAATAACAATGTCGGAAATACAAGTCGGCACCTTAAATATGGAGTATGGAACAAAGGGAGGATTGCAACTCCCTAAATACTCTTTGAGTGCCACAGGAGCTCCAGCATTACCCAGTACTGGAGTTGCAACTGGAGATATCTGTTTTGAAATTGACGAAAAAATTGTAATGATTTACGTCACTAACCAATGGATAGAAATATCAGATATTCTATAAGTATAAAACCACTGTTTTAAAAAAAATGTCTAGATTAAATGTAGGAAAATTAATTGCATCTGTTGGTATCAGATTGCCTGGATTTACTGATTCTACCAGACCTGGCGGAGAGCAAGGTTTGATGATCTATAATTCACAAAGTGGAATTGTAGAAATTTTTGATGGTAGTGAATGGAACAATGTATCAACCGGTTCTTTTACATTGAATGCAGTTGGTGGTTCTGAATATGAATCAAATGGTTATAAGTATCATGTATTTGTTGGTCCAGGAACTTTTAGTGTAACAGAAGCAAAAGCAGGAGCAACAATTGATGTCCTTGTAGTTGCTGGCGGTGGTGGTGCTGGAAACTACTATTACTGTGGCGGTTCTGGTGCTGGTGGTGTAGTTAATGTTCAAAACTATCCCGTGCAGGCGATTGGTAATTCTGCTCCAGTCACAGTTGGTGCGGGTGGCGCATATCCATATGGTGATGGAATCGATTCATCTTTTGCCGGAGTACTAACTGCTAAGGGTGGTGGTTCTGGCGGAGGTTATCCATATGGTTATAGCGGAAAACCCGGTGGTTCTGGTGGAGGTGGAAGTCTCTACGTATCCGGCAGTGGAACAGCATCTCAATCAAGCATCAGTCAATCAACTGGATCTGGTCAATTAGTCAACAACGCTGGAAATCCTGGCGGTCCAGGACCAGGATGGCCAGGCACCCCAACTGGTGGTGGCGGTGGTGGCGGTGCCGGTGCTTCAGGTCAACCATGGGGCCCGGGTAAATGTGGTGATGGTGGTGTAGGTTTACAAATTAATGGATTCAGTGCAGCAGATCATCCACAACTAGCTACAGCAGGAAAATATGGTGGCGGTGGTGGCGGTGGAACATATTCACCAAATGATCCAAGTCGTAAAGGATATGGTGGTATCAACCCAGGAGGATCCGCTGGAGATCCACAAGGGCAACGTTATGGTGGTGGTAATGGAGGAACTAGTGGTCCATCGGGCAATGGTTATGCTTCTGAAGCTGGAATGGAAAGAACTGGTGGTGGCGCTGGCGGACCAGATTATCCGCATTCCATTGGCGGTGGATCTGGCGTTGTAGCAATACGTTATTTAACTAATTAGGATATTTTCAAATGGCACATTTTGCACAATTAAATGAAGATGATGTAGTGGTATTTGTAACACCACTAGATAATAAACTTTTACTAGATTCAACTGGATCAGAACAGGAAAGTAAAGGAATAGATTATTTAAAAAACCAATTTGGATCGAATACCAAATGGGTACAAACTTCATATCACCATAAATTTAGGGGAATTTATGCTGGTCTTGGATTTCAATACAATAGAGAAACTGATAGATTTGAAGCGCCAAAACCTAGACAATTTCCTTCATGGGTTTGGGATGAAGGTAGACACGTATGGAGACCACCAGTACCAAGACCCGGATTATCTCCAGAACAATATGATCAAGGATTCATGCCACAATGGGATGAAGAAACAATTTCTTGGAAAATTATTCAAGGACCACCAACTTTCTGATATATTAAATGAGTGAAAAAACATATTACTTTCTTACTGGGTTTCCCAGGAGTGGTAATACTTTATTATCTTCTTTGTTAAATCAAAATCCAGAAATCCTTGTATATGCAAATAGTATGCTCCCAGAGATGCTGTTTGATTTGCATATAAAAAAAGATTCAAATCCAACATTTAACAATTTTCCGGATCATAGACCTATTGAAAATATATCTAAAAATTTATTTGACAACTATTATAGTCATTTAAATTCAAAGTATATTTTTGATAGGTCTTCTTGGTCTTCAGAAATAATGACAGAGTTGCTACGTGAGTATTGTCCCAATCAAACTAAAATATTATTTTTACATCGTGATCCTATAGAAATTTTAGCATCATTCATAAAATGGTCAACAGAAAACAAAACTTTTTTAGATAATTTTGATACATTAGAAAGTAAATGCAATCATTTGATGAGACATGATGGTCCTATTATGAGGCATTTTACATCAATACACAATATTATCTCTAATGATATTCCATGTATGTTTGTTTCTTACGATAATATCGTTAAAGATACGCACATAACTATAGAAAAAATTTACAAATTTTTTGGCATCATGTTATACGAGCATGACTATATTAAAGTAGAAGAGTTTAGTGTAGATGGTATCTCATACAACGATACTGTCTATGGTAATAACTTACATAAGGTAAGACAAACAATTTCCAGAGATGTATATTCTCCAGAAAAATACTTATCTGACAGTATAATTTTAAAATGGCAGCATCTAAAAATACCAGTTTAAAACTAGAATATATAGTATATACTTAATGGAGTTTTTGGATTATTATGGCATTTCAAACAATGTGGTATTTCACAGATTTACCGGGAGATGTTATTGATTGCATTGAAAAAGACTTAACAAATCAATTTGATCAACAATTAGAAGAATCAAAACTTTCGGGTGATGTGGTAGATGTTGACAGAAGATCTTCTACAAATGCTTGGGTTCCAACTACCCATTGGGTTTCTGGATTTGTTTGGCATTATATATCAAAAGCAAATAGAGAAAATTTTTTATATGATTTGACACATGTTGATGGTGAAACTATGCAATACACCAGATACAAAGAAGGAGATTATTACAAATGGCATACTGATGCTGGTATTGGAACGTCATATAAACCACAAGCATCAGACAATTATGGTAACAAAGATATAGAAGTACAAGATTTTCTTACAACTAGCGTTGAAAATATAAGAAAATTATCTTTTATTCTTCAACTCTCAGATGCAGAAGATTATGAAGGAGGAAACGTTCAATTTTTAGATGACAATCGAAAATCATTTTTTGCTCCTAGGAAAAAAGGAACTATGATTCTTTTTGATTCTAGAACACAACATAGAGTTTTAAAAGTGACAAAAGGAATTAGAAAATCATTGGTTGGATGGACCAGTGGACCTAGGTGGAAATAATCATGAATATTGAAAACGTAGAAAAACTTTTTAACAGTACAGCAGGCAGTAAGACATCAAATCCAGAGTTTGATAAAAGCGGATTTGTTTTAGTAAAAGGTATTATAGATCCTTCTCGTCTGATATGTGATATCCCAGAAGAGAAAGGTCTTTACCATTACTATGGTAAAGAAGATAAATTTACACACATTCCAAATGAAGACCAGGTTCCTGGATCTACATCTAGATATTATTGGCCTCCATATAAAGAAATTCATAATGATCTAAAAAACAAAATCCAAGATATCATTGGAAAAAAACTTTACCATACTTATTACTACGATAGATTTTATTTTGACGGTCAGGATTTAAGTCCGCATACAGATAGAGATGCATGTGAAATTTCTATCTCAGTTCATATTGGTACTAACATTAAAGAACCATGGGGATTTTGGATTGAAAATGGTGATGGAAAACGTGCTCGCATTTACATGGAACCTGGAGACGGAGTAATCTATAAAGGTTGTGAAAGAATGCACTGGCGAGAAAAAATGCCAGAAAAGAAACAAGGATTTATTAATAGAATCTTTAGAAGAAAAACAAATGATGCATACTACCATCAGGCATTTTTCCACTATGTTCTGGCAGATGGCAATAGAGCACATTGTGCTTTTGATGCATCTAGATAATGGACTACAATTTAGTTTCTGATGACTTAAGGATTCTTTCCATTAAAGAGTTCTTACATCCAAATATAATTGAAAGATTTTTTATCAAAAAAATCTTAGAAGACAACTACCAAAAAGATGCGATTACAAAAAATACTTTAGGGTATAACTATCTAATAAATTCAGATCACAAATTTTTTACAAATTTATATTCAAAATTTTTAGATGTTAGTAAAAATATTTTTTCCGGCATAAATATTTCCCCAAATAATTCATCAAAACTTTGGGGTTATAGATCAAATAAGGATGTATGGGCGTCAGTATTTCATGATCATGAAAAAACATCAACAATAAATGCTGTATATTATTTTGATTTGAGTCCTAGTGATAGTATTTCATTTCAAAAAAACAATAAAGTATTTACATATTCCCCAGAAAAATATGAGTTGCTAATTTTTCCTGGAACGTTAAAACACAAACCAGATAGACCACTAAAAAATAAAATTAGATACTCTATCAATATAGAAATAATTACAACTCAATCTGCATATTATTTGTTCTATGAAAAATTATAATATTGAGTACATTTATCCAACCCCATTGTATCAAACACATGTTTATAATTTAAATGACATTCAGGATGAATTAAAATTAATTGTAGATCATACAGAATTTGTGCAGATTGAACGTTGGAAAAATACTCACTACTTATCTTCAAAGTCATTTGAGGACGATCTTATTAAAGATAACAATCTTGTTTATTTTTCTGATGAACTTGATTTTCACATTAGAAATTTTTGTAAAGAGATGAACTTTGAGATTAGACCATATAAGACAGAATCTTGGATATCTCTTTTTAAAAATAAAAATTATGGTCACACCCATTCACATGGACATGTTGATATCTCAGGAGTTTATTATTATCAAACTTCTGGTGATGATGGAGATTTATTTTTTGAATGTCCCGTGCCAAACATGTCATCTTCGTTTATGTTTTTTGAATCTATGGCACAGAGATGGAATCACAAACCAGAAGTTGGGAAATTGCTACTATTTCCTGGATGGTTAAGACATGGTATTTCTACTAATAATACCGACAATACAAGAATTAGTATTTCTTTCAACATAACTTTCGATAGAGGAGTAATAAAAAAATGAAAATTGTAATTGCTGGAGGTGGATTAACTGGATGGATATCTGCTTTTGTGTTATCCAAAAAATATCCAGACAACCAATTTGTTGTTATTGATAGCAGTAAAGATCCTACTATTGGTGTTGGAGAAGGAACTACTGGATATTTTGCTAACAAATTTTTGAGAGGGGAAGATTTTACAGTACGAGAGTTTTTTGAAAAAACTAAAGCTACCCCAAAATTAGGTATTGAATTTAATGATTGGGGAAGAAAAGGAGATTCTTTTTTAAGTCCTATTGATGGATCTGCTACAAAACAATGCAATATAGATTTTTCTACATATTTTGACTATACTCAACCAGGACAACTTGGAGAGTCTAGTTTATTAGGAACACTAAGAAAACACAATAGAGTTCCATTTAAGAGAGGATCTGTAGATAATACGAATGGTATAGAAAACGATTTTATTTGGGAAGACGTAGCAGTTCATTTAGATAATGAATCTACAATTAAATTTTTTAAAGAAAAAACTATCAATAGGGAAAACGTAGCGTGTATTGATGATTCTATTGTAAGCGTAGTCAAAAGTAAAAAAGGAGTTGAAAAAGTAGTATGTGAAAATACTTCTGTATATGGAGACTTGTTTTTAGATTGCACTGGTTTCAAACGATTGTTATCTAAAAATGTAAAATGGATTAGTTATAGTAAATATCTACCAACAAACTCTGTTATCACTTTCCAGACAACAGAAAATCATAGTGGATCACAAGAAAATATTGAGATTGGTATTGATGGAGAAAAAGTAGTAAAAGGATACTTAACACAAGTTGATTTAGTTACAAAAGCAAATGCCATGAATGATGGTTGGTCTTGGTTAATTCCAACTCAAGAAAGGTATGGTGGTGGGTATGTTTATTGTGATTACTTTACAAATGAAGACAAAGCTACTAAAGAATTATTAGAAAAGTATCCTGGAGCTGAGATTGGCAAATCTTTCAAATTTGATTCCGGCAAACAAAAAACTTCATGGAACGATAACGTTATCTCAATGGGATTAGCATATCAATTCCTAGAACCTTTGCAAGCTACTAGTATTCATTTTACATTAGTTCAATTAGATTTGATTGAACGATATTGTATTAAAGGAACAAAAGAATTTACTTTGGATTCTAATAGTAGAATTAAATACAACGAACATGTAGATAGAGTTATTGAAAACTTTAAAGACATGATTAATATGCATTACTCAGGAAAAAGAAATGATACTAAATTTTGGAAATATATTAGCAAACAATATCATCTAACAGATTTTACAAAACATATTATTAAAACTTTAAGAACTAGAGGATTGTTTTATTGGGATTTTACTAATGAGTATGGAACAACAGGACAAGAATTATGGATGTATCCACTCTTAGGATTAAATCATCTTACTAAAGATGAGTGTTTTGGTTTGTTAATAAATAGTAAGTTGATGCAATATGCTTCAGAAGAATATTACAGACTTAGTACAGAGGCGTCAACATTACACAACAAATATTTTTACAAAGAAGAGTTCTTTGTAATCTTAGATAAATATAAGAACACATCAACATAGGTGATAACCATGGATCCAGCACAACTTAAAACAAATTTTGAAGAGCAAATTGCTACAACCGAAAAGCAAATTGCTGAACTAGAAACAAATCTAGTTAAAGCAAAAGAGTATAAGATTAAACTAGAAGGAGGTCTAGAAACTCTAGGTCTTCTAGAAGACAAACCTGAAGAGGAAGCAGCAGAAGCAGCGCCAACAGAAGTAGTAGAATAACTCTCAGATCCCTTCTTCCTAAATAGGTAAGAAGGGATTTTTGTGTGTAATGGCGTCTCCAAATTCAAGAGCTGATCTTATCACATATTGTAAGAGGCAACTTGGTGAG